CAGTTCACGACCACCTGATGTGGTTGGATAATTCCATATTACTATTTTACGCACAGGGTCAATAGTAGAACTCATGGTTGAAATAGTGCTAATGTTTAAATTAGCATAAAAGTATTTGTCTACCTTCTCTGCACCTATAGGTGTAATACTTTTACCATCACAAGCATAGAAACCATCATCAGATAAGAAGTAAGTAATGCCTGCGTATTGAGCTACAGAGCCACCATCTATACATCCTAAATTTCTACTAATTGCATCAAATTGGAAGAAAAATGGCGAGCCAATATATGACATTCTATATATGGCTTTTTCTAATAGGACAAGTCCGTATTCGCCACCTGTAATGCCTGTTATATCCCCGCCATCGCTAATTATTTGATAATCTGACTGACTTGCACCGCCTGAAGTCCAATCCGTTTCATCTGAAATATCACTCCAGTTTACTTTGTTAGGTGTACCACTAATGTTAGCTGCAACTACGAAGTCCCTAACGACTGTGATATACTTACATATAGGAGCAGAAGCATTTACATCTGCAAAAGCAGTAGAAGTGTTTATTGTCCATGCTTGTATTTTTTCTGTATAATTAGAAGCTAATATGACACCACCAAATTGTGTAAAGCTCCATCTTGTAGAGCCTGAATAACCACCTGTTTTACTTTTATCTTCAAGGTCTAGTGTTGTATTATTAAACTTAAATAGTTTAGTAGCTCCACCTGCAAAAAGTTGTGTAACTGAATTAAACTTACCTGCTATTATATTAGTAATGTTTTCTGATGCAGCGTTAGAAAAATTAACTGCTGATGGAAAAGGTATATATCCTGATGTAGAAGGTACTACATTATTAGCGTCTAATAATGACTCTGCAATAGCAGGTTGGTCAGGTTTCCATTCTGTAAAGGGTATTCTTTGAATTGGCATATTAACCTTACTTAAAAACTGCTATGGCTAAAACACCTGTGCCAGCATCTGTTGTCCATGTAACTGAACGACCTGCTTCTGCGGTAGATGTATAATAAGAACCTGCTGCATAAAATATTGCACTATTAACACTTCCACTATGATCAGTAGTCATACCTGCTAATGTCTGTGTTGCACTTCCAGATGATATAAAACCACCTATGGCAAGGCTATCTGCGTCTAAAGTGATAGAAGCAGAATAAGCTGTTGCTATGTCTGTATAGGTAGATGTAGGTGTATAACTTTTTAAGTTAAGTACCCTGTAAACTTTAATAGCAGGGTTAGTTAAGTTACCATCTAAAGTAACACTTACGCTGTCATTAAGGCTTGCAGTATTTGCTATCCATACTTGAGCTACTGGTCCTGAAAATGATGTTGCTGTAACTGCTTGGGTTGCTGATACTCCACCAATAGTGCAAGCAGCAATACTGCCTGTGCATAGAGCAACTACAATAGTAGTTCTTCCATTACTTGCATCACCAAGACTTACACTTGTAAATGAGTGTGTTGGTATAGCTGTAGTAGCAAAACTTGCCTCTGATACATAGCTATAAGATATAGGGTTTTTAGATGTTAAGAAACCATACCCACCAGCACTACGACCTTTGCTAATTAAATTAGGCATTAAAGTTCCTTATGCAAATTTAGTTTGTGATGCTAATACTGTAAATGTGGCAGAAGCTGTTTTAACAATGGTATAAGAATAAGCATCTATACTATTAGCGTTACCTGCTGTAAATGCTACACCACCTGTATATTTAGGTGTAACAGCATTGCCATCTATAGTAATAGAACTGTTGTAAAAAGCAGTTGAGCCTTGTGTAACCAAGAACACGACTGTAAGTGCATCACCTGTTGCCATAGCAGTATTTAAAGATGTGCCACTAGATGCTCTAAAGTTTACTACCCAATTACCTGAAGCATTTGTTGTGAAGTATAAGACTGACTGTGTGGTTACATCATAATTGATTGTGCCAGTAGCTGCTGTTGCATTGACAGTTACAAAGTCTATAGCGTTTAAGAATTTAGAAGATAAGATACTTGTAGAACCTGTAAAAGTTTGTTGTGCAGTAAATGATTGAGTAACGTCTATTTTAGCTGTATCAGCATCAAAGGCTTGAACATCTGTGCCTATCACTAGACCAAGTGCTGTTCTAACACCAGCAGCAGTAGTGGCAGCAGTACCGCCTTGAGCAATACTTAAAGCAGTTGTAAGACCTGTGAGAGAAGTTATATCAGAGTTAGCACCACTAACAGCAGCACTTAAAGATGCTCTAGCAGCAGCCGCAGTTGCCGCAGCAGTACCTCCTGAAGCTATAGGTAAAGTATCGCCACTTGTTCCACCTTGCCAATCTTTAAGGTGTTTCATGAGTGAACGAATAGCATTGTTTATGCCACTAGGTGAACAACTTTCTGCTATGTCTATACTGTCTATGTCTGTATTAGAAGCTGCAGTAGCTGAATATTCTGATATTTTCGTCTTTGCCATTTTTTATCCTATTTGTGTCCATGTATTTGAGCCTGCTGTAGAGGTAGTCCATTCCTCACCTAGCCTGTATCCTTCTGCTGAAACTGTAGCTGTAGATGTAACTGTTGCTGCTGCACTATAAGTCGCAAAAGCTATGCCTACGACTAATGCACTTGCCGTTATATTAGTTTGACCTACACTTGTAAACCCACCTATGGCTGCTACTATTGCAGATGCACTAATACCTGCATTTGCAAAAAGATTTGTGCCTGCTGTGCAAGTAAGTGTTGCTGCAACAGCAATAACAGCTACTGCATCATGAACAGAAAGTGCTATTGAGCTAAAAGAGGTAGAACAAAAAGCACCTTGACTAAACATTATGGTGTATCTTTAAGTGCGTTTAATTGTTTTTGTATATCTTCAATTGTTTTCTGTCTATCAGTTTTAACAATTACTTCTGGTTCTGGTTGTGGTAGGGCATAGTCATCTGCAACTTCTGATACTATTACCTCACCTGTAACTACAGATGGATACATTTCATTATCGTTACACATATAACCATTGTCTACCTTGTCTACTTTAGAGAACAGTCCTATGATTCCACCATCTTTATTTGTTATTGTATATTTCATATTAGTCCTTAATTAATATTAATTGCATTTGCATAGGGCATATAAGTTGATGAATAGCCAACTACAATTCCTGTCGTAGCGGAAAGAACAGCTACTGATTGAAGACCAGCATAAGTAGGAAATGCAGGTGTTGCGGAAGGATAAGAAACTACATTAGTGCCTGAAACAAAGTTATATTTATATATACCTGTTAAAGTATAATTTGCGTACAGGGCATTTGGATTAGCCGCTACAAGTGATGTAGAAATATATAGTCCTGTCCCAGAACTTATTGTTACAGGAACTGAACTTATATATGGGGACATTGTACCAGTATTTTGTAAAGTTACTGTTGTTCCTGATATAGCAAAAGCAAGTGTAGTTCCACTTGTACTTGCATAAGGAGCAGTAAATCTTATAACTGTTTCTGTTGCAGAATTAACAATTATTTGCGGGCAGTTATTTCCCCAATCTATAGAGCTTGTTGTAGTATTTAATGCAGTTCCTAATGTTGGAGCAGATACTCCACTTGTTGTAACAATACGAGTTGCACAACTAGTGTCTGTTGACCAATACCATAGCTGTGCAGTAGTAGCTGTTAAATTAGCTAACTGACAAGGTCCATAAGAACCCCAATTAACGTCCGCTGCCATTGTTATAGTAGCTGTTGCTGTACCAAGAGTAGGAGCAGATGCTCCATTATAAGTTATAGTATTGACTACAAAAGTAGTAGCAGCCGTAATCATATAAGATATTAATATTACAGTAGATGACATTACTGCTGCTCCCTCTACTATTCTACCTCCATTAGCGTTTGCTGATGACCAATACCCAAATGTAGCTGAAGAGGTACCTACTGTAATAGTCGTGCCTGATATACTAAAAGGTATTGCAACAGCAGTAGAGGCTCTACTAACAAAACACATGCCTGTAGTAAGTCCAGTTAATAATTGTGTATTAAAATTAGTTGCAGCAGTTGATGCTCCATTATATATTTGCACAATTGTACCTACAGTTATTGTGCCTCCTGTATTAGTTAGAACAGCACCATATACAGAATTATTAGAAGACCTTATCCAAGTCATAAGTGCTGTAGTAGATGTAAGTTTTAAAACATCAATACTTGTATTATGTATACCATCCATACTTTTAGAAACATAATTGGTAACAAGGTTAGTAGCA